CTCCGGTTCGACGCCTCCGATTTAAGACCTCACCCTGATAGGGTCTACGATTTATGAGATCGTAGCCCATCACCACCTGACTTGTTAAGTCAATGGGGGTTAAAAAGGTCCTAGTCGGGTTTTGCGCATATCCTCCCAAGAAAGTAACCTCCCAGCCCCACGGATTGTATCCGCGGTAACCGAAAGATTTGGCTTCCTCGAGGTCTCTTGGCACCTTTTGAGCAGTTGTGACCGGTTCAATCTTGCGATAAACCGTCCAGCCCCGCTCGTCGATTTTAATGGGCGCTTTACTAACTGGCACCTTAAAGCCGACGTCGTCTGCTTCGCTGAACGGCACAGGTAAAAACCTGGCCATCTGGCTTAGCAAGTACAACGTACGACCTATAGGGAGTTCGTTTTCGGCGCTCCATCGACTTAGGCGATTAAAAGACGAATATACGTCTTGAGGAGTCTCGAGGCTTTCCACATAAACCGGGCGAATATTCTTGCCCAGCCAGTAGTCATATCCACAAGACTCACGGAAAGAGCCGTAGTTAAACGACTTGCTTTCGTTTACGGTGAACCCTAAACGCACAAGCAACTTCTTTAAGGAATCAAAACAGTCCTTGCGGACTATCAAGTCATCCCCAAAAACCGCCGCATTGAGGTCGGGCCCACTCCAGAAGCTCGGGTTAACACCCTTGCTAATGTAAACGGCTCTAACCGCACACGCGAAGATGATCGTTTCCAAGGGAAAGGTAAAACCATTCCCCATTGTACTAATCATCCTCAGCTCCTCTTCACGCCCGTCTGGGTAACGAACGATCTGAGAGCGGAACAACTTCAACCATTTATAGAACATAGGAGGAAGTGCCCACTCGCACAGAGTCACTGATATGCTATCACTAGCAGAGCTTAAGTCTAGAGTCCCGAAGGACCCGTCGACGCTACCCTGCTTAGTGAGGGCCCGATTAACGTCTGGCTGTTTTGCTAGGTTAATTCCTAGTCGAGCCATCCGCTTTTCGAGCCACGCTCCGAGAGCCTTCTGCATCAACATGTTGAGCAGAGGTTCGGTGCAGCACGTTCGCGAAATCTCCGAGTTTTTAGCTACCGTGAACAGGGTATTACCCCTGACCGCGACTGGTCGAAACGACTTGGTCCAGGCTTTTAGAGCCTGAACCCACGTGTCCGACTGAGCCACAGCGGCCCTAAATAGGGCTAAGACGTAAGGTTCGGTGTAGCTATGGTTACTATCAAAAAACTTCGTATAGAAGTTCCTCGAGTTCGCCAACCTGCTTGCACCAGGACCCGATGCAAAGTGACCCCGGATAAACTCAAGGTCAAAATTACATCCGTCAATCTCGAAATCGGTGACTTTCCATATCTCATCTCGAAAGAGACTGAGCATGTAAGCCATCGACTCGCTATCACCTTCGTTAGGTGGGACGAAACTAAGCGTCGCATTCAAGTTCCCAAATTTTGTAAGGGTACTCTGAATCGCCGCTTCAGTCTGTCCATCCGGCGCCAACTTTTTATAGAGCGCCGAGATTTGCAAAGCCGCAGCAACTTGCTGACTATTCCAACCCTCACTATCCGCTTGCGCGGTAGAAAAGGAGGCTTCATCATAGGTTACTGGTAGCCAACGAGACAGGTCTGCTTTTAAGGCTTGTTTAACCATCGCGTAATCACGCATAGGAGTGCCTTTCGGGTAGCATGGGCGTTTTGAAGGCCCATCATCTGAACAGAGTGTGTATCCGACAAAAGGACTTTCACGTCGGGAGACGTGTCAGCCCATGCCTCTCTCAGAGGCATCCTCTTACGAGGATTCCTGCTTTTCAGCAGGTTGTTCCAAAATGTCCTTACAGGACACCTAGGACTGTCGTATCACCAATGCCAGAGGTTGCTTGCGCAATCGCACCGTAGTGCATAGCTTGCGCAGCACGGACATTAGCCGAGTCGGCCAAGTCCGCTCCCGCCGGAACCTCAATGATGGTCGTAATGACCATATTTTGGATCGGCTGCCCCGTGAGGGGCGTCACACCTTTCCTCGTGATGACTTTGTACACGTTCCGAGGAACGCGTGCAATGAGGCCAGTCGTAGGGTTCGGTTTCCCGAGACCCTGAAAGACCTTAGGCCTAAACATCGAGGTGGTGAAGGGAGACGATACGCTAGACGCGGTAACACCGGTCTGCGTTCCACCCAAGGCGGTAACCGCGTATTGACGTGCGTTTGCATCCGGACTAGTGTCCAGAGCAATCGTATAGGTCGGCGAGGTCAAGCCAGTCTGAGCTGCCCCTGTTACCGGGGTCGTAAGTGAGAAAGCCAATTGAGGCTCCTGATAAAATGGTGCTCGCCGAAAGGCGTTTACACCGGTTACCCCCGCGAAAAGCGGGAGAAAAGGGATCTCTCATTTGATTTCCACAAGGCAACCATGTTTTCCCACTGGCTCGCTTTCCCTGGTAAGGAAAAGTAAACCGATGGTAATGGCAGATTAGCCGAGCTTGATCGAGAGACATTCGTGCGAGTTGTTACAAAGGTTCCGCTCTGTATAGGTTTCTCCCAATCGCCGTCCTGAAGACCAAAGAAGCCCGTATAGCCTACGCGCGACGAACCAGAACGAATTGTTTCCAATCGTTCAGTCCGAAGCACAAAGCCAACGTCTTCCTGGCTAGAACAGCCGGCTGAGATAACCTCTCCTATATTGGAGAAGTAGTCCACTAAAAAGGACCACGGAATCAACTCCCAAACCGTCGGAATGAACTGATCAGCCGTGAGGCCAGTCAGAGCTCTCAAACGATCATTGGAGCCGAAATTGGCGGATCGTGAGTAGTCCATGGCCACTTTATATCGAACCGATTGTGTTGTAACTGTCTTGAGACCGTCAAAGGTCCCGCAGTTATTTACAATCGGACTCTTTGTGAATGAGCCACTCGCTACTACGCTTTCACCATTGCCCACTACAACAGCCCGACGTGAGTCGTTCTGGTAACGAGCAAGGGCTTCGGCCGCTGCCTTGACATCGCTAATCAAGGGTTTGAGACCGAATGCAACCTCAAGCCATGAATTAGCCGCTTCAGTTAGGAAGGAATTAACCCCCCCTCCTTGACGGCCCGTTCGACGATACCGACGCTCAGCCTCTTTGAAGGTTTTTGAAGCCCGTAGAGACTTGAAATAAGTGTCGATCAGCTTGCGCGCCCCTGCAAAAGGGTGTTTAAGCTCATGTATCGTTTCCCGCAGTTCGCCCAAAGCCGTGAGGCCCTGGAACTGAGTGCGCTGTTGTTGAACACGCTTACTCGCTGCGATAATGGCATCAGAATCCGCTTTCTGGAGATCAGTGCCGCCTAAGTGATTGACTGCCACGATAGACTGTGGCAAATAACCAAACACAAAGGTTGAGCTACTGTACCATTGAGCACCCCCCGCTAGACGGATGTCGTTTCCGACACCGCCATGAAAAGGAGTATTCTCAAGCACACGAAACCGTTCACCCACCATAGCCGTAGTTGCGTTTCCATGACTTTTGATCACGGAACGCCATTTCGGCATCGACACGCCTGTCCTACTGTCTGTGAAGGCAGAGGATGAGGCAACTGTCGACTGCGACTGAGTTTCAGCCGCATTCCACGCAGCGTTCCGTACAGTTATACCATAACTGGCGTAACGATTTGTGGTGTTGGTTTTAGTTACCATGTGTTGCTCGGTTGATAAGACCGGGCCCGGCGTCTATTAAGGCGCCGGTCAGCTATAACGTCTTGTTCCTGGACGCTAAACAGGAAAGGTCCCCCCTCATCCCTTCTGTGCCTACGATGTGATTGCAGCCGCAAGGCTGGACACACATTGAGGTCTCGGTTGGGTGAATCATAATACACATTCATAACCAGATCACGACCGCTTTCGCGGATCATGGTGGGCTATCAAACTACGCTAGCAAAGCGATAGTTTAGCCGAGGGATACTCTCGGAAAGTGTGTAGAAGATTCGGAGGG